CTTTACTGAATCCATCCGTCCTTCATGAGACGGTCAAAGGCTTTTGGAAAGCTTCCGGAACCAAAGCTAAGATTAGTGTTGGTTCAACCTCGTGTCTTGAGTTCACGAGGCAGAATGGGGGTAAAACCTCCATGTTCAAGTACCTTTGTAATCACAAGGTACTTACCAGGTCTTATGACCCGGTAACGCTAGAGGAGACAGCGTTCCCGGCACGTTCGTGTCGGAGCGCCCAAGATATTACATCTTGGGCGATAGGTTGGGTTTTAAATAATCCAATCTTACACCGCGTGAGGCGTGCCCATGCGGTTGCCGAGCCTAGTAAGGCTCGGACCATAGGGGTGCCCCCCTATGCTACTACCGTTCTCTACGGTATCTGCGCGCACATAGTCGCGCCAACGCTCACCTCGCAGGGTGTGCGGTCTGGACTTAAGGCGTCCAGACATCTCTGGAATTTTCTTAGAGATAACCTCTCTCCGCAAAACTTAGCGTGGGAGGACCTATCGGGTGGGCGCGTTTACGCCCTCAGTACCGATGAGGAAACCGCAACCGACTTCGGTGACTTGCGGGTATCCGACCAAATATGGTCGGCTTTCTTGGATATAGCCAAGAAGATAGACGGATTCCCTGTTGGGTTATTCCGTCTATGCCGTTTGATGTACAAACGGTCCCGGATATACTTATTCCGAGGTGCCGATAATAACTCTTATCGGTGGGTCATCTCCACTCGGGGGTGGCCGATGGGTGATATGTTCACCAAGGTAATCTTAACTGTCGTTAATGATTACTGTTGCCGTCTTAGCGGCCTGAGAGTTTACTCCCTCGTAGGCGATGATATCATCGCTCTCTCCAACCTTAAGGAACAGTTGGAGTGGCTCTTACTGAATCTAAGAGGCGTCGGTATGGTTATTTCCGACGATGATACGTACATATCGCACCAACTCGCATTTTATTGTGAGGAGGGGACTATTGTCCCCCAACGTGTTACACACGTCCCCCGCGTGCAAATGCGGAGAGGGGTCGAGCTTTTTTACCTCGACTATCCCAGGATCAGATTACTGATCCCTACGCAATCTGAAACAGATGCGTATTCCTCCTCTAACGTGGGGAGGTTCAGTCTCCTTGGTAAGGAAACCCTCTGGGTCAACAAGAATAATGCCCCAGCGCGCGAGCTCTTTAACAGAGCTAGTGTCATCCAGCATATCGTTGTGCCGGCTGATAAGGACTTGAATTGTCCTTTCACCCCTAGCGAAATAGGGGGAGATGGCTCTTTTCCAATGAGTCCACAGTTTCTGAAAGACACTGTTCAGAACAAGAGCCGGCTTGCCGGCCCTGATGAGACAAAATTTCGACTTCTGTCTCTCTTGTCTAATAAATTTAGACATAAGCTTGTCCGAAGTGACAAGTTCGATGCTGTTATCCATAAGCATCATATCTACCTTGATAAAGTAGAGAAGCTGGAGGCCCTTCTTCCTCCAGCCGCTGTCATCCGTCCTGTGGATGACAATCGCCGAACCTTGTTGAATTCGGTGGTTTTTCCTAATCTAGAAAAACCTACGCAGACGTTCATGCGTCTGTGTAAGGAGGTATACTACAAGTATATCTTCACTGGGAGGATCCCTCCCGAGCCGAC